TAGTATAATCTATCCTTCACAATATTTTCTACTGATTGCAAAGTACTAGGGTTTGTATGTCGAAATGAGTTATCTTTAAAATTATTGTCAGTAATTCTTCTGACTCTTATTCTGTACGTATCAAAGGGTTGAAACTCTGCTGTTTCTATTTTAAATTCTTCTATAAAACTAGTAAACTGTGCTGGATTCGGTTTTACATAACCATTATTAGGAATATTTCCAAATCCACCGCTTATTGGGTGATTTACATTTTTACCCTCTCTACCTGTTGTACGATTTAGAACAGCATCGTTACTCGGTCCAAAAGCAAGTTCAGAAATAAAAGAAGCTCCATTATCTGTACTATATTCAAAAAAGATTTGATGTTCTACATAAGATGCACCTTTTGTACCGTTACTCTTTATAGCATGAGATTGTGGAAATGCAAAAGTTACATGAACTTCATCAACTTCACTAGGAGCAGTAACGCCCATTGCAGCAGCTGTAAGAACTGTGTCTGCTGATGTACCTTCTTGCTGAGAAGGTTCATCTAATTCATCATTATAATTTTCTACTAAGTTTCCTGTTGTTCCTATAACATCTCTTAGATTTGCTTGTTCTAATTGTATGTTTGGAGTAAATA